CCCTGGGACGCCAGGCTGTTGACGCTGTTCGTACTGTTGCAGTGCCTGTTCGTACTGCTTCATCGCAGCGTCATAAGCCTGCTGGTTGGTCTGAGTGCGGCCCCAGGATACGCGCTGACCGCCGAGGGGCGTCGAGATGTTGGGGTTTAAGAGCCGTGCGGTTATGCGAGCGGCCTCAAGATTAGCCTGCCCTTGCTCTTTCGCAGCGGCTGCGTAATCAGGCGGCGGCGGTGGTTTCGGCGAGCTTTTGCCCATAGCGGTCACCTAAAAATCGACACTTTTCGCGTGTCATTGTCATTAACACCAAATCACCGTTGGGGCTCGCATCAGCGATTCGCGCCTCTTCGGTGAAACCCATGTTCCTAACCAGTTTGAGCGCTTTGGCGTTTGTCGACGCTACAGGCGCGATTATCTTATCAACATCGCAGACGTTATAGGGATAATCGAAGATCGCTGCGAGCCATTCGGGCGTCATACGGCCTTGGCAGGCGATATGACACACGATTGAGCGGCCATTCCAATTCTCGTATACCACGCCGCACGCGATATCCTCTCCCCGCACCAACCCAATCGCATTCGAGCGCTCGGCAAAGTAGGCGCCGCCCATCTGCGACATCACCCACTCGCCCACTACGGGGCCGTTGACTATATACCCGCCCATCCTAGCTGATACACCACATCGGTTGAGGCCCACTGTATGTTGAGTTTGTTGCTATTGCTCTGTAACTGAATGGCGCCGCAATATCCCACACCCGTCACGCCTTGCCAGTTGTTCTGAATCTCTAAATCCGACCCCCAAATTGCGGTATCCCATAGCCCAGAGTCCCATACACCGACCGTTGGAGGTGTAAAGGAAAGGGGCGCCACGTTGTCCTGAATGTTGAAATCAACGTTGATGCCGACCGTGATCGAGGGGGTGCCGTTGCTAAAAATTGCGGGTCGAGCGCGGGTGAAAATCTTTTTTACGCCTCGCGTTTCAAAGTAATTAAATGCCTGCAGCACCTGCCCAAAGATGTTTGTCGTGTCATCGGTATAGCCCAGCGTGCCAGTTGTCCATGCTTTCGCCACGAACGTAGCACCGCCCCAATAGGGTTCGTCGTTGAGTAATGCAAAATGAAAAGCGTTCCAGCCGGTGAATTTGCACCAGGCTTTCGTGATGTTGTTCATCACAAACTGTTCTTGCGCGCCGTCGGAGACGGGCACATTGACGATGAGCGCGTTGTTTTTGGGGTTGTAGAGGAGGCACCATCCGAAATTGCTACCGTATGCCGAGGCTGCCGCCGCAAACGCGCCTTGGATCTTATCCGACAGCGCGACTTGCGGATCTAAGCGCGAGGATTGCAGCGCTGATGCAAGCGGGGTTAGCCCATCGAGCGTCAGCACCAACAAATCGCCGCCGTATTTCATTAGGCAACGATTGCCAATCGGAGAGCCGACGATCCAAATACCGATCAACGCCCAGGTCGAGGCCGAGGCAGGATCAGTGCCGCGATACACAATGACTTCGCCCTGGTCGGTAATAAACACCAGGTTATCGTCGACGCCATAACCTGCGTCGATTGTCCAGGCTGCCATCGCAATTAGCGTGCCGCCCAATCTTGCGACGGCAGAGAGATCTAACACCTGCGCCGCGCCGCCTACGCTCGAGGTCGGCAGATACCAGGCTTTCAACGTGTCTTTTTGGATGAACCACAGTCGGTTCTTAAAAAGCGTCGGCTGCGTCAAGGTCGTTGTGGTCACCCCTGTAATCGCGGGGCTTGATACGGCATCGATCGCCGTCCAAGTGCTGCCGTCGTAAAGCAAAGGTTTGTCGACACCGTTTGCGGCATACAAATAATTACCGCCTGCGGTGGTGACGTTCGTATATTCCCAGCGGCTGTTGGTAAGCCCTGTCACCGCTGCTGCGCCGATTGGCCCTGCAGAGGTCACATCGTATATCTCGCCGTCGGAAATCGCCCAGAGTTCGTCTGTGGCGCCCCCTGCATATGTCATCAGGGTTTCTACGTCATCAGGAAGGCCGGTCGCGTGCTTGGTATAGCCGCCGCGGAGATTGACGTTCGACACCGAGGGAAAAAAGTTGACTAGCTGCACCGCATCGGTTGGTGCCATGTTCGCAAGCGAATCTCGCGCATTCCACCCGCCGACGGGCGCGGGGAGCGAAGCGACATTCGCCCGAGCTTGCTGAACCAATCTGCGTCGTGCGACGGCCATTAGTAATTCTCGGCCCCGTACCCAGAATCAGGGATATTGTCGTAGCCGATTAGCACCGTGCCAGGCCGCGGGGCAAACGACAGGTTTGCCGCACCCGTGTCCTGGGCGATCGCGGTTTCAAGCTCCATCATGTAATCGCGGAATATGGCAGTCGTATCGAAGCCTTTAGCCTCGAAGTATTTGAGCTTGGTCGAGAGCACCATCACCCGATCGGGATAGATACAAGTGTCGGTGTCAGCCGTAAAGCTCGTTTTGACGCCGCCCGAGGCTGACTGCGCCCAGCCGTTGCTGCGGTACTCAAAGCCAAGGAGCTCATCCGCATTCATACCAGGCCAGATCTGAAAGTATGGGCCGAGTAGGCGATAACGAATCCGCGGGCCGGTCGAGATGTAACCCGACAGCAGCCATTCCCACTGCTGCGGGCTCTCAGGGCCGAGCATTTCCCAGCGCTTTGACTTATCCCAATGCGTGCGATTCACGCTCGAGTAGTAATCAGCGGGGAGCGAATACTTGACCTTTTGGAATACCAAACCACCACCGATTTGTGCCTCTGTCGGTTGGTAGTTAATTGTGACCGCGGTGGCCGAGTCGACCGAGGTGATATAGGTCGCATTCGGAATGCCGACGCCCTGCACCTGGTAAGTCGTATCAAGGCCTGCGGTCGAGGGAATGCCGGTAATGGTGTACGCCGAGGTTGTCCACGTTCCCGTCGTGCTAATCGCCTCGGTGTAAAACGTATGCTGCTTGGTCAGTTCCCGCCAATCAGCCCGACGTTGCAGTTCGTATCCCGTCGCATTCATCAATGCGAGAAGCTGAACAACGTCCTGGTTTGGATTACCAGCGACCGTTGCGGGGATCGGCAGACCGAGTTCAGCAGTCACTTGCTGAATCAGCTGCAACATCGTCGTCGTGCTCATACGCTATCCCTCGGCAACCCTTTTAGGTCGCCCTGGTTTGCGAGCCTCAGTCAACGCAGCCATCTGCGCTTGGAGCTCGGCAAGTTGCTTTTTCGTATCCTCAAGTTCGGCCTGCGTCTCCGACCGATTGCGACGGTTCAGATACGCCTTGGCTCGCTCGCGCAAGCCTGGGCCGCCCATGCCAATCCGCTGTAACTGCTGATCAGACGCTGCCGCGATCTGCTCAACGGTCTGGAACTTTAAAATTCTAAGCTCTTCGATCTGCGCTTTGGTGAGATCTTCAGGCGAGCTCTTGCACCACTCTTCAAGCGATACACCTAACACCTGCGGCGACTCAAGTTAGTTCTGCTTCATTTGGAAATAAAGCCATTGCCGAGGGAATCGGCGCTTGTGATCTTCGCGCACGGGCTGCTCGACCACGCTCGTTTTATCACCAGGAATGTTGATCCGAATGAAGGGCTTTCCATCCCAGCGCGGATCGATCTCTTTGGCGATAAAAAACTCTACGTGCAGCTGCTCGTCGCCGTTGGGTACATCACTATCTAAGGGCATCGTCTTTCTCCTGTGGGGTTACAGACTGACTTCGTTCACGGTCAAAATAACAGAGGGGATACCTGGCCAAATCGAGACTGCCGTCGCCGCCAGTAACTGCGTCGAGATGTCGCTCGTTGACCACATCAGTTCAAAATACTGGCCCGCCGTCATCGGGAGCATAAAGTTCCATGACGGCACTAGCTCGGCATCGTTGCCTTTCAAACGGAAAAATGATGCGCTGTATGGCACATCCGTTCCATTGATTCGCGGCCAGAAATAAATAAACGAATCGCCGCCCGAAATTTTGTCGCACTGCGCGGAGAACTGGAAGTCATACACTCCCGTATCTTCCACCACAATTCTCGAGGTAGGCGACCCAACCGACACGCCATAAGCCGTTACCGTTGTGTCAAACACCACCGCATAAGCCGTATCGGCGCTTACCGCGGTTTGTGTAGTGGTGTCGTAAAACGAACCGTAACGCTTTTTCGGTAACTGCTTATAGCCCTGCAGCGAAACCCAAGTGGTGTTGCTCGTTGCGCTGTAGATCGCCGAGCCACCAGGCAAAAGCTCGCTGCTTGCTGCACCGTTAATGGTGCTATCGGTGCTGTACGGATAAATGGTCAGCGGGTTGGCCCCGCTGTTCACTACCGTAATCGTCTCGCCTTCCTCGGTCTGAGGGAGCTTAACGCCTGCGCCCGCCCCTGTTGTGGTGACGTTTGTATAGACGTAAGCAATGGCCGTTGCATCGCCGGCAGACGTTCCCGCTGCCGACACGCTGTTCGTCCCATCCCCACAAATGGAGATGGTCGAGAGCGTGTTAATGCCGCTGCCTAAAACCCTCGACGGGATAGGCACCGAATAGGATGCTGCGAGCGTTACCCAGGTCGTGCCGCTGGTGCCGAAAAACAACGTCGCTTTGGCGGCAGCCACCGATACCGAGGCGGCGCCGTCAATGGTGCTGCCCGTCTGCGGATATACCGTCAAGGCCTC